ACGTCTTCTTGAACGTGGATCCCGCCAGCGGCAGATAAAACAACATCTGATCCATGTCCGGCGTGTACTCTTCCATCACGTTCGTGATGTAGTAGTTCATGAAACTCTGTACACGCTGCGATTGCGCGAGCTTCTCCCGCGTCTCACGGCCCATGACCACCGTACGAACCGGACCACTCGGCGGAAGCAGTTCGTTAAACGCCTGCGCCTGAAATTGCGTCGCCGCTTCAGCCAAAAGCGGATGCGTTACGCCTGACGCCCCACGGAATGGCTGCGTACGCTCTTCGTACGTGAACCCCAGCAGCTCCAAACCACTCGCGTACGCGTCTTCCCATTCCTGACGGCTCGACTTGTTCGCGTCAAACTCGGACATCAACTCGCTGGCAATCCGACCCAACTCGCGGTCCGGAATCTCTTCCGCCAAATTGGCGTAAAAATCCTCGTTCTCCCCGCGCTTGTCAGACGGCTCAAAATCAATCTCTACCCCACCGTCTTCCGTGGGCGTAATCTCAATTTCCCCAACCCCACGCGCGTCCACCATCGCCCGCACGTTGTTGCCGCCTTCCGGGAAATCAATCCCAAAGCCCGCGTCCCGCGAGCCGGGAAGCTCGACCTCCATTTCCGCCGCCAAATCGTCTTCGGAAAGTTGCGACGGAACGTTGCGCTCCATCAAACTGCCCTTGAACCCGTTACGAATCTCGGCCATCAAACTCTCCTAAATACGAAAAAGTCCTCAATACGTCGTATCAAAGAAGCCTTCTTCGTCTCGCGGGAAATATAAATCGGGCCCCGTGGGAGGTGACACAAAGTTCCGTGGGGCGCGGGGCTGGTCCTTGGCAGGCGTCATACGCTCTTCCTCCGTCCGCCCCAAAATCTGATCCAACTGCTCGAAAATCGCGGCGTCAACCATCTGGGTCAGCTCCTGAACGCTCGCGTCCATGCCAGCCTTCACAAAAATCTGCCGCCCCACCGCATTATTGCGCTTATCCATCGCCACGTCACGAGGCGTCTGCCTGCCGTAATAACTCGGCGCAAACCTATCCATGAACTCTTGGAAATTGCCCGCTTTCTCCGCAGTCTCCGGACCGTACTCCTTAGCCATGATCGCCGAACCCAATATGTGAGCCCGCGCATCCTCCAGCTCAGGAAACGTCGGCAAGTCTTTACGGCCCTCGGGCCGCGCAAAACGCTTCGATTCCGGGAAGCCCCAATCGGTAGGAATAACGTGATGAGCAACCCCGTCACGCTTCTCCATCACGGTAGGGTAATCGTACCGCTCGATCAACTGCGCCATAAAGGTCGGATCCGACCCGTATAGCTCCTTGATCTTTTCGTTAACGTACGGATCGTACATCCGCCCACTTTCGCGGATGTCCCTGACAGGACTTTCCCCGGCTAACTTGTCTAAAAACACGGACCCCAAGCCCTTCTCAATGTCCTCGCCCTCAGACGGCATCTCCTCCGGGAAATGCTCTTCGCCTTCTGCCGAGACATCAACCACTGCCCCTCCGTCTTCGTAGAATCCAACCCTACGAAAACCACCTGCGCCTAAATTGACCTCGGACCTTGGCATTGACACGCCCTTCGTATTTTAATAATACACCCGCAGCTTAACCGAATTCTCTTTCTCTTCCCAGTCGTCTGTCGGCAACTGAACAAAGTTACCTTGACGATAACGCATCAGCGCCTGCGTCATACTGTCCACCAAATCGTCATACTCCCCGTTCGGAAACGCCGCTACCTCTTCAATCATCTCGTCCGCCCACGTCTCGTCGGGGGCCCAAACCATCCCCGCCTCAAATAACGGCGACACACTATGCACCCGCGATACCTTGTCGTTCCCACGACTCGGCGTAAAATTCACCACCGGAATCCCCATGTTCCTCAACTCATGCGTCAACGGCATCCCAGATGCCTTCGCCTCCACAATCACCGTGTCCGGGGCCCAAAATTTGTAATTGTCCAACGCAATCGACTTCAACTCCGGAAAATCCCATCGCCCCTTCTTACAATCCAACAAAATTAAATTAGGACCCGACCCACCCTCGTCCGGATAAAAAACACCCCACGTCGTAATCGCCGAATAGTCACTCGTCTCCCTCTTGGAAAACGCCGTATCGTAACTCTGGATCACATACTCCAACTGCGGAACCTTCTCCCGCATCCAACGACGCCACCACTCCCGCTTGATAATCGCACTCTCTTCACCCGTCGGATTCTGCTGGTACTGCGCATTCCACTTCGATACCGGAATAGACGCGCGGACCGCGGTCAAATCCTCCAAGGACCAAAACTCCGGCCAACACGGCGTCCCATCCTCAAAAATAGCCGGTAACTCCACTACCTCCCACTGATCCGCCAAAGGATCCTTCGCCATCGCACGCAATAACTGACCCGTCATGTCCTTCTCAGACCAACGCGTCTGTACCAAAACAATCGATCCCCCCGGCTGCAAACGCTGACGAGGGCCCCCCGTGTACCACTCCCACGCATCCTCAAAGCCCGAATTCGACATCGCCGTCTGCTCAGAATGCGGATCGTCAATAACAACCAAATCACCACCACGGCCCGCAAGGTTCGATCCCACCCCCACCGCGTAATACATCCCCCCCTTGTTCGTGTCCCAACGACCCGACGCCTTACTGTCCGCCGCCAGCTTCACCTCCGGAAAAATCTCTCCAAACTCCTCACTCTCAATCAAATTCTTTGTCTTCCTGCCAAAATTGACAGCCAACTCCGTCGTGTGCGTCGCCTGAATGATCTTCATCCGCGGATTACGGCCCATCATCCACGCCGGAAACAAATACGACGCAAACTCACTCTTTGTGTGCCGCGGTGCCATGTTGATGATCAACCGCTTCAACTCACCATTTGCCACCCTTTCCAACTTATCAGCAATAATCTTGTGATGACGGCCCGCGATAAACTCCGGCCAAACCGTTTTTACGAACGTCAAAAAATTATTTCTGCACCGCTCATTTTTCTCCAACTGCGCTAATCGCAGCTCAAGCTTCAACTTTTTCTCTTCAAGCGCCAGAGCATCTACTGACTTCATCGGGGGCCCCTGCAAAGGTTCCAGAAGGATTGTTACACGGCATGTTCCACGTGGAACACGGCTCACGGTATATGCGATTTTAGCAGCATTTATAAGACAGTGAACGGCGGTCCGTTTTTCTATGTAAATGTTTGCGAAAAACATGGCCCTAGCCCCCGTGCACCCGCGCCGGGGGCGCGGCGCGCGGCGCGCGCGGCGCGATCCGAGGGCCCGCGATCTGACCCGATCGCCGGGGGACCCGGGCCGCCCGGCCCGGACCGGCGGCCTCGGACCGCGAGCCGTCGCGTCCGAACATCGTCCAGGCATCGCACCGGATCCCACGAATCCGCACCGGATCACACGGCCCTCGGACCACGGACCACGGCCACGGACCACGGTGGCGGCAGGCGGTAGGTTTAGCCGGTAGATCGAGCGCGGGGCGCGGGCAGGTTTAACTGCGCAAAAAAAAAGCGCGCCCGAGGGCGCGCTTGCGGAGGGATGACGGGCTAGACGTAGTCGAGGGTAACCACGATTTCCCCATCGCGGATCATGTCCCGGACGGACGCGCGGATCTGATCGTCGTCCGGCTCGGATCCAGACGCGTCCAGCCGGTCAACCTGCCGACGTAGAAGGCATATGGTCGTCTCCAGCGCGCGCATGGCCGCCGCTTGTTCCTCGGGCGCTGTTTCCAGCGCTTGGACCTGAGAATCGAGCATGCGAACCACGTCCTCGAGTTCCGCGCATGCGTCGACCTGCCCGCGTAGGGCTCGGATTTGCTCGTCCTGAGTAAGCACGACCGACTCCAAATCGGCGCATCGCGCCTCGACGTGTCGGAGCCGGGAATCGATCAAGCGGGAAAGCGCGTCGGTGACGTCGGATGCGAGAGAGTCGGGAGTGGTGAGGGAGAGAGGCTGGTCCATCTTATCGGTCCGTTGTTGCGCCGGGACGTCCCCGGCAGCGCTTACGCTATGCGATGGATCCCATACACGCAAGCGAAAAAAAAGCGCGCCGGAGGCGCGCTTGCGGGGCGGGCGGGCGGGATCAGTGCATAGCAATCTGAATCGAGCGCGAGGCAGTGCTGGCGGTCCCCATGCAAGATCGGCATTGAGCGCACGTCGTGACCGCGCCCCGTTCCTTGGACGCGGGGCAAACAGCCTCGACCCCCCGGACGTGTTCGAACGCCTTCGCGGTCGTGCGGAATGTGCGCCAGCCGCGAGAGTGAGCCAGCGTCATGTCGTCGACACTGTCAGCGCTCGCCATGACCAGCGCCGCCCATGACGCGCCGAGCTTGCGCCATTGATGGCTGTAGCCGGTCCAGCCAAGCGCTTTGCGGATCAGGCCGCGCCAGAGCGAGAGCGCAGTAGCGGCCGGGTCACCGTAGGATCCGATTCGCACCATGCGGCCCGCGCAGATATCTGCAGCCTCGTCGAGTGTGACTCGAGGATACCGGCCGCGCTTGTACGCCTCCCAGATCATCCGCGGCGCTTGCCAGACCAAAACATAGCACGAGCGCTTACCGGTGGCGGGATTGCTGCGGTGTATGCAATCTCCGCAAATGCTAGCGTCTTCGCCCGTGCGCACGGCCTCCACGGGCGGAATGTCAGATCGCATGATCCAAGTCTGCAGCATGTCGCCCGTCTTGCCATTGGCAGTCGCCTCCGCGATGCCGGTCACGATCACGACAATGGGCTGACCGTCTAGCGCGCTCGGCCCCTCATAGATCACGATGCCGTTCGGTTTTCTTGCCATGTATGTAATGCTCCGTCGATCCGGGACGTCCCCGGCACGTGTAGAGTATGGGATGAATCGCATACCCGCAAGGGTAAAAAAAAGCGCGCCCGAAGGCGCGCTTGAATGGCGGGGGGGGGCCTGCATCAGCCGTAATCTGCTCCGCTGAGATACAGCAAGCGCTGCTCGGTCAGGATGTCGCCAAGCGCCCCGAAATAGCGCCAGCCGTAAAGGTTGGCCGTAAGCCGCCCGTAAATATGTATCTCACCGGAGGCGGTGATACGGTATTGCCGCGCGCCGTATAGGTCGCGGAGGATTTTTCGGATATCCGTGGTATTCATATATGTTGCGCTCCGTGGGTGCGCCCGAAGGCGCGCTTGAAAGGTCGTCGAAGGATGGTCAACGCGAGTCGTCGCGGGCGCGATAAGCCGCAGTCAACGCCAAAGACGCCTGCATGTATTCGCGCACCGCCTGCTCGATTGGCACCTGCCGCCGGTGACAGAGATTGTTAAAAGCTCGCCATTCGGCGCGGAGCGCCGAATCAATGGTTTTGGTTTTCATGGCCGGGACGCCCCCGGCAGCAATTGCACCGCCAGACGGCGCGCCGGATTCTTCGAGCCCACGCGCCGCGCGGCTTTGATGAAATCGCGCGCACCCTCACGCGTGATGGGATACGCGCTCACGCCGATCTGCTCTATGGCTTGCGGCAGGATGTCGTCCGCCGGGCCGAATTCCGCTCCGCTGCGGCTCATGTATTGATCGGCTGCCGAAATTATCTCGGCGCGCGACATATCCCATACTTTGCTGCCCGACAAAATAAAGTAGCGCTCCATGGTGATGCTCTGCTCCGATGCGCCGGGACGCCCCCGGCAGCGCGTAGAGTATGGGATTAATCGCATACCCGCAAGTAAAAAAAACGCGCCCGAAGGCGCGTCAGTAGTAAGGATGCTGCGGTCAATCGTCGTCGTCCTCGTCGTCCTCGTCGTCCTCGTCGTCCTCGTCGTCCTCGTCGTCCTCGTCGTCCTCGTCGTCCGCATCGTCCGCATCGTCCGCGTCGTCCGCGTCGTCCGCATCGTCCGCATCGTCCGCGTCGTCCGACAGGGCGCGCTGCGATTCCTGGGCCATTTCTAGGCGCGCTGCAGCCAGCAGTCGCTCCTCTTCTTCGGCGAAAAATTCCATTATGTCTCTACGGGTCATCTCAACACCTCCTCAATTTCCGCGTCCCGACAGTCTAGCTCGACGCCGTCCAGATACTCCTGAGCCCAGCACTGGCTCTGCCACTGGCGCTCGGCGATGGATCGGTCGACCGCGTAAACGAACATCCCGACCAGCGCGGAGAACATCCCGACCAGCGCGACCGCCGCCAGCACGTCGAGCAGCGCCTCGCGGCGGGAAACATAACGGCGTGATTTGTGTATCAGCATGGGGAGCCCCTCGTTGTGTGAGTCCGTGCGAATTTGCACGATTCTGAAATAGGAATCAAGGCGCGCCCGAAGGCGCGCCCCGACGTGCGATCCAGAATCAGGCCGCGACCTTATCCAGCAGCGCGCCCGCCTTGCGCTCCAGATCGACCCGGGCGTCCTGATGCGGGATATCCCGCGCCAG